CCCTGGGTTCTAGGAAGGTGATCATCACCCATGAAAACAAAATAATCATATAAAGGATACTTAGTAATATCCAAAAGCATAACCGCACCGGTATTAAGAGATTTAGCACAACCACCTGTTTTATTATCCGCAGGTAACTTTTTATAGTTTTCACTTTTGGCGTACTCATTCCATTTAGGATCATCATTATCTATAACAATGTATAGATCGGCTTCTGCCCCAGTATCTTTAAAAGCCTGGGCTAACCTTTCGGCGCTTTCAGGCCTACCCCTACTAGGTACAACCACACACATCTTCATGGCCATAGGGTAGGGGATAGGGCTGACTTACTGCTTAGATATAAGGATTTGGTACAGCGTGTCTATCTTTTCTTCTATGCGTGCAACGCGCCCTTCTAGGTTATGGCCACCATTGCCATCAGGTTTTAACTCACTTAGATAGTGTTTAACCAACCATCTTACAGAAGCAATAAATGTACCTACTATTGTGACAATAGATACAACTAATGCCATCTGATCGTTTGCGGTCATTTGCTATTGATTCCAAATTGATCATTTTTTGGATCAAGATAGCGAATTAAAGGTGCAATTAAAGCACCGGCTAAAATTGCATATTCAGGTTTAACATCTGCAACTAAAGCCAACAAGGTTGTAACTGTTGCGACCGCAACACTTCTTAAATATGACTTAATTACTTCTTTTTGTTTTGTAGTAATTTTCATTTTAATCCTAACTCTTTGATTTTTTCTACAACTTCATGTTGGGTTAATGCTATTTCAAAATGCATATCATCTTTCCGTTTCTTGTAATTGCCGCCCCAGTTCAACCCATATTTAGTTATCAGTAGGTTAATTGTATTACGCTGATCCTTATTAAATGTATTTGACTTGCCCAAGGGATGCTTAATTGCATTTAAGTCTATGGCAGTACCGGATGAATGATTGCTTAATACCCGATCTGATGACCTAGTCATTCTAAATGCGTATCCCCAATCATCTAGTTGGCCTTCATCTATTGGCTCAACTAATTCATTAAATTCTATACAGAAATTTACAAACAATGGCGCAACCGCTTTTGCACAGGCAATCTTAGTTTTAGTGCCAGGTATAGAAAAAGATTGGATACCTATGGCTTGCCGATTCTCACTAGCCGGCCAACCATTTGGGCTAGTGAGTTCTCTAATAATTGCCATCACCTATCATTAAGATAGTAAGGCTTTGGCTTCATCTTCTGTAAGCCCTAACCTTTTCAATACATCAGCCTTAAGTTTGGCTTGTACGGCTAATGCATCATCTTTGGCTTTCTTCTCAGCCTCATACGCCTTAGCATCTTTCTCCCTTTGAGCGATTTCTTCGGCAGTTAATTCCACCTCTGTTTGCTCTCCAGTTTCGCAGTTTATTATTAGTTTAGTTGGCATTTTTCTCCTTTATGAGTTTGATATTCCGTATAGGTAAAAGGTTGAGCCTGAAACAAAATTTGCCCCTGCTTCGGCAGTTATTCCTAATGAAGTAATTGCTGCTTGCGTTGCTGGATTCCATAAACCTGCTACTAAATAATCAAATGCAGTAGAGCCATTATTTTCTGAAACAGAATCTACACTATAAGATTTAGCATTAGTTGTTGAAATATAATTAGGCACATAAAGTTCTGTATTGTTAAATGTATTAGCGGTGGCGTTTGCATCTGTTTCAATACCTGCTAATTGACTTTGAGTACCGCTTGCCGCACTACTACCATCTCCGCCTATAAATCTTGCGCTAAAATTAGATGATGAACCATTAAAAGAAACAAAACAATAAGAACCAAATGAACTTCTATCGGTACGAACAGAAAAAACGCACTTTATATCTGTATATGTTTGAGGTATTGAACTAAATGTAACGCTAGCCACCGCACTAGCCAAAGTTTTTGCCTCTATTAAAGTATATGTATTTGCCATTATGCCGCCGCTATTCCGTATAGTGTAAAGGTTGAACCAACAGTTAAAGTGCTTGATGTTACATATACTTTGATAGTATTAATTGCAGATGTAGAACGCCACAAATTAACATTTGCGCCTACAAATGCTGCTGGCATATTTAGACGATAAATCATAGTTTTATAAGTTGTAGTATTAGAATAATTTTGTAGATTTACTATTGTATTTGCAGTTGTAAAGTTACCAGTAGAAATATACATTACATCTTGACTAGTTAAATTATCTGAACTTGCTGCACTACCACTTCCATATAATCTAGTAACTGAATAATTTGATGCAGTATCTACTGAGCCATTACCCACTCGCATAAAAAGAGATGTTGCGCTAGTAGTTGAACCCGCAACAACAAGAACTAAATCAGTATAAATCTGACTAATTGAAGTAAAATTAACCTCTGTTTGTGTTGAGGCTAATGTAGTATTTGCCAAAGGTGTATATGTTGAACCAGCAGCCATTATTGTTACCCCTTAATTCCATAGAGAGCAAAAGAACTATACTGAATAAAATTACTACCGCTTTGTCTATTTAATGTTATAGAAGTTACTGCGCTAGTGCTTCTCCAATTAGACGAATACAATTGAACAAATCCACCAATACCGCTAATTGTTCCATTCAAATCAAAACCACTCAAAGAACGAGTGGTTTTATATTTATTTGTATCGGCATAATCTAAAATATCTACAATAGATGCGGCAAATATATTTGGCGAGGCGCTAGATGATATAGTTCCAGTTCTAAAATCAGTGTTGTTTGCAGTTGCATTTCCTGAAGCGCCACCAAAACTACCTTCAAGGCCATGGAATGAATAAGCAGCAGAAGAATCTCCATTAAATGTTCCAAATATATTATCAAGGGAATAAGTACCCCTGTTTGTTGCAGCGAATATTCTTAATTGTAAATGCTTGAAGGTTGAAGGTATTGAAGTAAATGACACACTTGAACTACCACCAGAACCTACTGTAACTGTTGCAATAGATTCGTAACTAGAAGCACTAGCCGCCGCACCGCCTGATTGTGCAAGTATCCCAAGAATCAAAGACATTATGCAATGCCACCAACGCAGTACCAGGAATCTGTACTCACTTTAATTATACTTGCCGCTTTAAATTGTCCAGTAATAGTTGGGTTCGTAGATGTTGCCCCGGCTGATGCAAGGGTAACGCCTGCACCTTGCACAATAGATACTGTGCCGGCTGAGCCAATTTTAATAAGATTTACAATTGATCCGGTAGTCATTGCTACGGTTGAATAAGGTGGAATAGTAATTGTAGTTGTACCGGTGTTTGAGTAAGTAATAAGTTTGTTATCTGCATCTGTAACTACCAAAGTATCTGATGTGGCTGTAACTGCTCTAACGCTCAGATTAGCAATTGAGTTCATCTGAGCCGCCGTTAAAACCTGACCAACCGAAAATGTTGCCATTTATATTCTCCTAATAGGCCAAAGAATCTTGATCCAAAATTCCATCAACGGTAGAGTCTAGCAAAAAACCTACGGCAAAAGGCTGAGCGCAACTAAAAGTAACCATAAAAGTTTTAGGTGTTATTTGGTAAGTCAAACCGGCAATAACGGAATCTGTAACCACATTACCTGCCGGCAAGGTTTGAGTTACCTCTATTGGATCAAATATATCTAAATTCAAAGCGGCCACAACCCGGCTAGGATCATTTGAGCCATAGGCATCAACGGTTAATGAATTAAGTTGGATATTAACGCCTTGTTCTTTTCGGGATGCAATAATTGTTTTAGCCTGATTTAAAGCATCTTCCTCTGTTTGCATGATGCCGCCTCTAACCCGGCTATGCTGAAAATAATCATCAATGCTTGCAGTATCGCTGGCAGTTTGCCCGGTCAATCCACTGGGCGTAACGGTAACCTTATTGATCATTTGATAATCTGAAATATCAAACTCCACTGCCTGATAGGTAATATCACCTGATCCTGGCACATCACTAAATTTTGTAACCGCGCCACCTTCTGCAACTATGATGTCATTGCGTGAATAAAATTTGGCATACCCTCTTTGATCCATCCAAAAAGCCCCCAAGTCTGTGGCTTCTGTAACCTGGCAGGCCGCTAACAATGATCTTGATGATCCATCATCTGCCTGTACCGTAGTGGTTGCAGTGGTTGAAATATCACGCATACCACCTGGCCAATCTCCTGAATCTAACAAACTTGTAATTCTTTGTGCCGTAGTCTGCCCGGCTGTGCCACCACTTACAGATGTAATAGTGGTTAAATTTAATAACTGGAATCCATCTACGCAAGATAATGTTACATAGGCTGGATCAAATCCAGTAGGGCTTTGGTAATTCCATTCTTGTACATAAAAAGAACCTAAGTTATATGTAGTGCCTGAGTATGTGGCTGTAAAGCGAATCTTACGCATTGGTTTAATTTTGCCGTATAAACTTGATCCAGTATTGGCAGGATTAAATTGACCTGTTTCATCTACAAAAGTTATGCGTGCAGTGCCACCTGTGAAAGAATCTGATGATCTATTAAACGCCCGGCGAATATAGCATTGAGTTACATAGGGTGTTATATCAACTGTATCTGCCGCCGCAGTACCCAATATTGCTACATCAAGTGGGGTTGCAGGGTCATCTAATACTAGGGCTGGATCAAAACTTGCGCCGTTACTAAAATCAATTTCTGCTTTGAATATTGCGGCTGGCATTATCTACCTAAGTTAGTTAATTGAGTAACCGCACCTGCCCGGTTTAAGTTATACAAAGCATCTTGAATTACAGATTGCAATTCACCTTCTGATATAACTGACCCGGCTACATTAATATTTACTGTTGTACCAAATCCACCCATACGATCTAAAGGTATAACCGCTTCTGCGCCGGCTTCTCCAATTAAAGCATTGGTTGGTGAAGTGACAATACCGCCTTCTGCCATTGCAACACGGCGGCCACCTGTTAATGGATCAATATTTGGATTGGCGGCAAAATAAGCATCTGCCTGCGCTTGTAGTCTTGCAGATGAAGCGCCCAATCCTGCCGCCGCACCTGATGGAATACCCCTTGCAATATTTGCCGCCGTTAAATCTGATGCTATTTGTCGGTATTTATTTTCAGCCGAAACTGATACACCACCGGATGTAGGTGCAGTTACCTGACCCATTAACCCAATCATTTTGCGTATCTCATCATTGGCTACCATTAATTTTTGGATATAAAGTAAAACTTCAGTATTTGTTATTCCCCACTTTTTACTAAGCATGTCAATTTCACCTGTGGTTATTTGACCATCTTCAATAACCTTTAAAATGTCTGCATAGCGTTGCGCTTCATTAACTGCGGCGGCTGTGCCATCTGTAAGTTTTTGTAGAATCTTTACACGCAGTTCATCTTCGGCTGATAACTTGCGTGTTAAAGCCGCTTGTAAGTTGATCTTGTCAAGGTCAAACATAGCCGACAATGCGGCTTTCTTTTTATCTAATTCTTCCTGTGCGCGTTTTTCAGATGTTAATTTTTTCTCTCTTGCTAATATATCAGCCTGTATTTTTGCCAACATTTCAGCATAAGTTAATTGTTTCTTTGATTTCTTATTTTTATTTTCAAGTACAACAATTTCATCATAGGATAAATTTAACCAGCCTTTTTCTTGCAGAGTTCTTTTATTTCTTATATCAATGCCGCGCTGTTCTATTTCTTGTAATGTTGTGCTTTCACCTACTAGGGTTTCTAAGGTAACAAGCGCGGCATCTATTGCGGCTTGACCAAAACCTTTTGAAAAGAAACCAACATTTAAATCTGCCAATTGTGTTGCGGCTTTTTCTAACTTTAAGCCAAAGACATCTAAATTATCTGAGCCAACTGCAATATAAGATGCGGCTGTTAAAAATCCTTGCCCTAATGTTTCTGATGCTTCTCCGGCACTAATTTGAAATGATTTTAATTTACCGGCAAATGTATCTGTTTGATCTTCGGCTGATCCGGCATATTTATCTAAGGCTTGCATTAGTTTTACAAAGCCCATGGCTTTTGCTTCTGCAACTGTAAAACCAACACCTAATGAAGCAATTGATTTGTAGTTGCCTACTGCCGCCTTGTTTATTGCATCAAGAACCGTATTTAAATCTGCGCCTGTACCGGCTGAAATATCTAAAGATTTGGATAATAATGTTTGTGATATTGCCAAATCATTTGTTTGTGAAATGAGTTGCCGCAATGCAGGTACAAGTTCATCCTCTGTAACATTTGTAGCGCGTTGTAGATCGGCAATAAAAGTTTTAACACCGTTTAATGCAAATTCTTCACCTATGCTTCTTAGGGATAATTGCAATTGTTTATCTAATTTTTCCTGTGCTAATGCCGCTTCAATTGAGCGTTTGGCAAATATGGCTAATCCTGCCGCCGCCGCTATGCCACCGGCTTTACCAAAAGCCTTTAATCTAAATGCGCCTGTTGCAATTGTTTTGTCAAAACCTTTTAATTCTTTTGTGGCACGCTCTAAACCTTTTTTATCAAATTTGGTTAGGAAGTTAATTGCAACATATTGACTTAATGCCATGTTTAACCCCTAAAGTTTTCGCCTAGATATTTTTTTAGCACCCCATATAGATTAGCATTGACCTGCTCACCTAATTGATAAGATGCTCTGTAAATCAATCTTTTTTCTTTGTACGCACCTGAATTGGCTGTACCTTGTAGTTTGCCAATAAAAGATTCACTGGCATTTCTATTACGGCTTACACGCCTTGTTCGGCTTCTTGATTTTGATGTACCAAAACCTGCCAACTCATAAATTATACCTGGTACAGATTTATTTACTATGGCTAAAGCGGTTACTGAAAATGTTGTGCCTTTAACTCTTTGTACTTTAGTTTTAGCACTGCTCAATTTAATGCCGGCAACCACTTCTGATTGTGACCATTTCCACCGGCTTTGTTTAGCATCACCAAAAGTTCTACCACGGTGAACTGTGTCATTAGCCCATCCCCATGCGGGTGGGTATGTTGGTTCAACATCACGCCATCCTGGAAATGGAGAATGTGGCACAAAACTTTTAGCCAATTTTGCAACTGGTTTTACCGCTTTGTTTAATTCTTTTCTAAATTCTTTTTGTAGGTCAGCATCCATCTTTTTCATTTTATCCATTACGGCATCTAGGTTTTCAACATAGATTGCCTTTAATGATTTATCCGGTGCTAACATTATTTACGCCTAACTGTTGCCTTCTTATTATTAAAATGCCGTTCTTGCAAGATGGCTTTAATGGCTGAGTAAATCGCTGGATCAACTTCTAATAAATCTTTAGGGCTGATTCCTGTGGCCACCGACACGGTAGCGACTTCATAAATTGAGCCGTGTCGGTCTATCCATTTTTTGAATCATACAACAAATCAATATCCAAATACTGATTGATGTACTCATCACTAAAGGCTAAATCCGTTTTCCCGGCATCTTTTTCTAGTCGCCAAGCAAACCACCACAAATCACTTTCCATTTGTAGTTCGCTTAATCTCTTACGCCAACCTGTTTTAAATTCGGCTTCAAAAGCCACCTTTGCGGATGGCGTAAGATCATAAGCAATTTTCTTACCGTCTTTTTTAACAATCTCAATCTTGTGCATTGTCCCACCCTTTTTCTATTAAGCGCTTGTTGATTTTGTTAATGCAGTTACGGGAAGCGACACAGAAACACTTGCAACCGCATCCACAGCACCGTTTACCGGTGTCCAGGATGAGATTAAGCATGACATTGTGTAACTAGGATTGGTAGATGTTACTGTACCTGATACTGGAATTAACTTAATGTTAAGTTTTGTACCTAGTGCATCTTCAAACAATGAGTTCACAGATGATGAAGCGAAATCATTGTACAGTTCTAGATTCAGTGTCGGGCGTTCAATCCCGCCAATCATATTTTGTATATTATCTGACATGGCTGTGATTTCTACCTGATCAATTTCGCGTGCAAGACTTACAGTGCTGACATGATCAGTAATGGTAGTAGTACCCACAACAACTGAAACTTTATTACCCATAAATATGGCCATATTTTTCCTCTCTTACTAAC